GCCCCTGGCGCTTCTGACAAGGCTGTTGCCCGGTATATCCTCCAGATGGAGGAATGGTCCGAGGCTGTCATCCGGCAGTTTCAAGACATAGCAACTGTCATAAAGGAGACATGACATGAGTGGACTTATCATCGCGACGTATCTTCTGGTTCAAACCCTGCCGGCCATCGAGGCAGGTGCGTGCATGGGCATTGAGGACGCAGATAAGTCGCGCGAAATGCACGGCGAAGAAATCGTCGGCATGATCCCGTTGCCGCCTGTTGGCGTGAGGGTTCTTATCGAACGCGCTGACGGCACGTTCAAGGAAATGTTCTACGACATGCGCGTTCGGCAGGTTTGTCATGTGACGGACTTTTCCGGCGACCCAAGAGTACAATCGCAGGGCATCTAAATGGGCATGACGCCTGAGCAGAAAGCAGCCTATGACCTTCGCAGGAAGGGGCATAGTATGCAAGAGATTGCCTTCGAGCTAGGTGTCACCAAAGGCACCGTTGAGAAGCGTCTTACCCGTGCTCAAAAATGGATTGACGCTTCCGACGGGCAGATTGCCGCGATGGAAGCAACCGGCCTTCAACCTGACACGGCGAAGTTCGGATGGCGCATTATCCAGCATCAGGACGGTTCGCGCGATTCCGTGTTCTGGGACGCACGCGGACAAGCTGATGAGGATAAGTTGGACGCCATCCGCGCTGCTATGGATGGCATCAAGGCCGCAAAGCCCATAAAGGCACCCAAACACGCCGATAAAGACTTGCTGACAGTCTATCCGATTGCAGACGCGCATATCGGGATGCGGGCATGGGGCAAGGAGGCAGGCGAGGACTACGACACCGAGATAGCCTGCAATCGTCTGACAGAGTGGGTGAGCCGATGCGTGGCGGCATCGCCAAACAGCGAACAAGCAGTCATCGTGGATGTGGGCGATATGTTCCACGCCAATGATGACACCAACGCAACTCCCAAGTCCAAGCACACGCTGGACGTGGACACGCGGTTTTATCGAACCGCTGACATGACGCTTTCGGCCTTGGCGGCAGCGATAGACTGTGCGTTGCACAAGCATGACACGGTGCGCGTTGTCATCCTGCCTGGCAACCACGACCCTTATGCCTACCTCATCATCCTGTTTGCCTTGGCAGAGCGGTATCGAAACGAACCGCGCGTTGAGGTTATCAAGCAACCTGGCGAGTTCTGGGTTCACCAGTTCGGCGCGAACATGCTGGCGTTCCATCACGGCGACAAGGCGAAGGCCGAAAGGCTGGTTCTGTGGCTTGCTGACGAGTTCCCTGATGTGTGGGGCGCCACGAAGTATCGTCACCTATGGACAGGGCATCTCCATCATCATAAGAGTTCTGACATAGGCGGCGTAACGTGGGAGCAACTGCGGGCGATGACTGAAAAAGACGCATATGCCCGTAGCCATGCCTATTCGGCGCGGGCGCAGTTGCAGGGCATCACGTTGCACCGTGAACGTGGAGAAATCAGCAGGGTGAAGGTTGGAGCATGACGGAACGAGAACAGGTACTGGCAGAAGCAGCGAAACTGATTTGCGGCGACAGGCAGGAAGCCTACGGTCCTCCGCAAGAGAATTTCAAACGCATTGCAGATGGTTGGACTATCATTCTCGGATGGCCTGTCACACCGGAACAAGTCGCGCTCTGCATGGCTTGGCTCAAGATTGCCCGCCTTGTGAACGGCCCTCATCGGGACAGTTACGTTGACGGCGCGGCCTACATGGCCTTGGCAGCGGAATTGTCGGAATGACATGCCCTGAGTGGATTATGCGCCTGTCGTGGCACATCAACCGCACATTATTCGGTACGAATGAGAGTTTGTGCAGCCGCGCTTGGCGGCTACGCAATCGTTATTTCTTCTGGAGGAACTGGGTTAAGTTCTTCGGCCCAAGGCACTGCCGCAGAAGTTGGGAACGCTACTTTTCAGGGAAATCCTCAAAGTAGGCGTCAATCACGAAAGACATGATGAACTCTGCAATCGTCATACCAGTCGGTATTTGCGATGCAATCCAGTATTGCTGCTCTTTCGTGAGTCCTGCAAGCGCAGGACGAATTGAGCCGGCTGGGTAGTCCATCAGAATGGATCTTCCCTTTGGCTGGAACTGCGGCGCGTAGCCGTAATCCCGCGCCAGTTTCATGTGTCGGTGCAAATGCTTGATAGGAACCCCAAGACGCTCTGATATTTCTTCGTAGGGCAGTCCTTGTGAACGCAGTTCAGCGACGACTTTGTACTTTGGTGTTTTACTCATAGGAGATACCATTCGCTGTGAGGAGTTCCTGAAGGCGCTCCACTTCGTCTTTTAGCATGTCATACGCCTGCTGCAATGCGCTATCCTCAACGATCAGCGTCGTGCAGACAAGATTTCCCTTTCCTTCCGCGTCCTCGATGACAGCCAGTTTGTTCTTGGTGCCGACATCTTCTTCCGACAAGTCGAACTCGTCAACGCACCTGGCAGGGATATAGATGACCTTCCCATCCTCAGTCTCAGCGAACCCGTACATCTTTTCGCCGTTACTGACGATGCGCGTGAAGTATGCTTCGATAATCATTCGATTCTCCGTTTCCTGATTTGTTCAAGGAACCTATTAGCATATTGCAAATGTGTCAATGATTGTTTAGGTTCCTCGCCATGAATCTAGCATCAAGAATACGTAAAGCAAATGCGGAGAATCCGCACTGGAGTCCCGCAAGAGTTGCGGAGCATATCGGCAGCACGCCCAAGGCTGTGAGCGTGGTGGGCAGTCGTGAGAAAATCAAGTTCATGACTCGCAGGCAGTTGGAGGACTGGATAGATGGGCAAGCGTTCGGACTTCAAGAGAGTGGAGCGGGACTTCTATCCGACACCGATGGAAGCAGTTCTGCCGCTCCTGCCGCACCTGAAGCCAGCGACACTCTTCGTTGAGCCTTGTGCGGGGAATGGGGCTTTGATGGAGCACCTGGAGGAGCATGGGCACCTCTGTACAGATGCGTTTGATATAGAGCCTCAGAGGGACGGCATCAGGCAGGTTGACGCATTGTCCGACTGGAACCATGCCATCGGGAACGTGATTATCACGAACCCGCCATGGGACAGGAAAATCCTACATCCGATGATTGAAAACTTCCGTCTCAAGATGCCGACATGGCTCTTGTTCGATGCTGACTGGATGCACACACGCCAGTCTGCTCCGTTCATGCCGTATTGCAAGAAGATTGTCAGCGTCGGGCGCGTCAAGTGGATACCTGACAGCAAAATGACGGGCAAGGACAACTGCGCGTGGTATTACTTTGACTGCACCGAAGGAGATACGGTGTTCATCGGGCGCTAAAAGACCCCATGGCAAGGGCCAACATCCCTGCCGCTTCAACAAAATCAGCAAACACGGACATCCCGAGATTGCCTTCGTCGTTCAGCATGACGACAACAACGCTTGTAACATCGTTATCTTCAGCGCGTTTGCGCACCTCGTCCAGAAACTCAAGCGCGTCCTTATGCTCGTCGTTGCCCTTGGGGAACTCAATTAGCTTCATGTATCTTGATCCTGTGCTTCTTGCAGGCTGCTTTGACTGTATCCTCAGTCTCGGCAATCTTTCCAGCGATTTGCTTTGCCGTCAATCCTGAATAGCCAGTCACGGCCCGCACCTTCTTGGCTACGCCGGCCAATCGAAACCGCACACTGACGCGCTTGTTGCCGAACTCATCGTAGATGCTTGAATGTCCTGTGGGGTACTTGGTTGGCTCGTTCTTCTCAAGCCATTCATCAATGGCCTTCTGTTCATCGTCACTCATTCGGGCCATAAAAAAGGTGCGCTCCTGACTGCCCCAGAAACCTGTAGTGATCCGCCCAATATGGCCGAACCTTTGTTGTGTGGTAGTGCGTAGCCCCTTCTATCGGGTTCACGCCGGGATCGTCAAGAACCATACGGGCTACCATCAAACTGGTTTGCCATGCATTTGCATTACCTATGTTTGGTACGCCGCTGTTGAACGCGCTGAACTGCTTGTGCTGGAGCGCAACGGCGCACACGCTATCGGGGTAGCGTTCAGAAGCCACACGCTCCAGCACAACACCGGCAACGGCAGCTTGCGCGTCCAGAGGTTCTGAACGCGCTTCAAAGTA